TTTCGATCCAACTTAGAAAAAATATGGGCGCGGACGTGGACGGCGAACTGGGAAAAATGAAAAATCATAAAAAGGCCGGGACGGCGCTGGTGTTGATTCTGGGCGAAAAACAGATCGGGGAGTATCGGTGGGTGGTCAACGACTATAAAATCGACATGAGTTTATTCGACGCCGCCGGAAATCTGACGGAGGCCGATGTGTCGCTGAGCCTTTTGGAATATTTGAAGGAATAGGTGCGGGGATGAGTTATCGGGTGAGTGCGCGGGACATCGAAAATCTGACGCTGAACGAGACCGACCGGGTGCGGGCCGTGCTGCAAAACGTGGCGATCATCCTGATGACGCCGCAAATGTCGATTCCGCTGTTCCGAAATTTCGGGCTGCCGCGGAAATTCATCGACAAGCCGCTGCCGCTGGCAAAAACGGTCCTGATCGCGGAGGTGGCCGAGGCGATCCAGAATTTCGAGCCGCTGGCCGCCATAAAAAATATCACGTTTGAGACGGACGGGGAAAATCCGGGGACCGTCATACCGGTCGTGGAGGTGGATGTCAAAAATGAGTAGGAATCCTGAATACCAATTCGTCAGCACGGATGTGGAGGGGCTGGTTTCCAAAATGACCGCCGCCTATGAAATGATCACGGGCGCGACCGTGCGGCCTGCCAGCCCGGAAAACTTATTTATCCTTTGGGTGGCGGACGTCATGCTGCAGTTTGCCGCCAATATCAATTTCGCGGCGAATCAAAACGTGCCGAGCCGGGCGGAGGGCGAAAATCTGGACGCGCTGGGGGATCTGACACGGGTGCCGGAGAGGCCGGACGCCGTCCCCGCCGTGAGTACGCAGCGGTTTTACATCTCGGCGGTGCAAAATTCGGCGGTGCTGGTCCCATTCGAGACGCGGGTGCGGTCCAGCACCGGAAATCTCATATGGGAAACGGCGATCGACCGGTTTATACCGGCGGGGGATTTATACGCCGATATACCGATCCGATGTCAGACGCCGGGGACCGTCGGTAACGGGTACGCCATCGGGCAGATAAACACGCTGATCGACATCAATAATATCCCGTATCAGAGCCGGACGGAAAATATCACGGTGAGCGATATGGGGGCCGACCGGGCGACGGACGATGAATATTACGAGCTGATGCGGGAGAGCATGGGCGCGTTCAGCACCGCCGGGGCGCGGGCAGCGTATATTTACCACGCGAAAAAAGTGTCAACCGAAATTTCCGATGTGGTGCCGAATTCGCTTTTACCGGGGCATGTGAATTTATTTACGCTGATGAAGGACGGGACGCCCGCCGGGGCGGAAATCAAATCGGCGGTAGAGAGCGCGTGCAACGCGGAAAATGTGCGGGCATTCACAGATCTGGTTTCGGCGGACGACCCGGAAACCGTCAGCTATGACATCGACCTGACCTATTTCATCCCGCGAAACCAGCAGACCAGCGCGGCGGACATTGAAACCGCCGTCCTCGGCGCGGTTGACCGCTATATCATGTGGCAGGGCGGAAAATTCGGGCGGGACATCAATCCGGATATTCTGCGGGCGGAAATTATCAATGCCGGTGCAAAACGGATTGTCCTGACAGGCCCCATTTTTACGCCGATACGGGATGGGTTGGACAATACCGTCCCGCAAATCGCCGCAGTGGGGACGGTCAATCTGGTAAACGGGGGCTTCGAGGATGAATGACGCTTATGCGGTCAACCCAAAAAATCTTTTGCGGGTCCTGCCGGACGTTTTAAAATTCGACCCGTCGATGATGGCACTCGCCGCCTCCGTCGCGGAAATTCTCGCAGAGCAGCCGGAAAATATCGAAAAGGCGAAAATTTATACCGTGGCCGACCGGATTCCGGAAAATTTGCTTGATATTCTGGCATTTGATTTCAAGGTGGATTGGTGGGATCCCAATTATACTTTGGAAGAGAAGCGGAAAACTTTCGTGAACAGCTGGGCGGTACAACGGACGCTGGGGACAAAATACGCCATAGAAACCGCCGTCAATGCGATTTTTCCGGGTACGCAGGTGCGGGAATGGTTCGAGTACGGCGGGGATCCGTTTTATTTTCGCATTATGAGCACGAACCTCTCGATCGCCCAGGAAAATCTCGAACGGTTCATATTTATTTTGAATATCGTCAAGCGAAACAGCGCGTGGCTGGAAGAAATTCAAGTCAGTATGCCGTGGGATATGAGCATCTATGCAGGGTTCGGATACCACGAGTCAACTTTTGAAACGCACCGGATGGGAGGCGGATGATATGGGCGATTTTAATATTACAGCAACGAATGCGGGGCTACTGCTGATCGCAAAAGGGCAAACCGGCGCGAAAATCGAATTTACAAAATTCGTCATCGGGGACGGGGAGTTGTCTGTAGGGAGCGATTTTTCCGCTGTGACCGCCGTGGTCAATCCGGTTTTGACACTGGCGCTGACAAGGATGGTCATGAATACGGACGGTACAGCGACAATAGGATCGTCGTTCGACAATTCGGATCTAAACGCCGGTTTTTATTATCGGGAGCTGGCCCTATTCGCAAACGACCCGGATGATGGGGAAATCTTATACGCCTACGGGAACCGGGGGGAAAATGCGGATTGGATCCCGCCGCATGGGCAGACGGCGGTGGAAAAACTGGTCGAAATCATCGCCATTATCGGAAATGCCGAAAATGTCACGGCTACCATCGCGTCAGGGATTTATGCGATGAAAAGCGAGCTTTTTCAGATTTGGATTTCTGATACCGACCCGCCGGGGGCAAAAATTGGCGACCAGTGGTTTCAGGTAGGCGGGACGAAATAATCCATTATCTAATGAAAGGGGTTTCAAATGGATAATAATGTATATTATAATCTTACAGTAGATGATGTGACTTTAACAAATCCGCTGCCGCATAGGAAAATTCCTGCCGGAAACCGAAATTTTATTTTTCTGCGGTTTAAATTTAACAGTAGTTGGGATGATCGGGAAAAATCAGTTGTTTTCATTAAAGACGGATTTAAAATTTCACCGTCCCCGCCGGTGGAAGAAAATATTTGCCAGATACCGGATGAATGCATGAAAAAAGCGGGGCGGCTTACCGTTTCGGTTTTCGGGGACAACAGGCTGCAGACGAATCCGGTTGACATTCAAATCATCGAGAGCTTTTATATCAACAGAAAACCGCCGCCTTTGCCGCCAAAACCTGATTTTATTCATGTGCAGTCTCCCGCAGGGGAAAATTCTGTTCCGGAAATAAAAGAAAGCGAAAACGGAAATCTGCTTTTTTTTTCGGAAAATCAGAATAAATGGGTTGAAACAGGAAGCGGAGGATCCGGTGAACCGGGCCCCCCGGGCCCTCCCGGTCCCGAAGGGCCAATGGGGCCGCAAGGGCCTCCCGGGAATGAAGACGACTTAAGCGAAATCATCACGATCCTTGAATCCATGGCATGGCAAGACATATCCTAAAAAATAGAAATGGAGTAATTTATCATGGCATCATTACAAGACATTCTCGGCGCGTTTGCCGCCGGCATTCCCGGATTTGCCCGTCTTACGGAGGATAAATACAATTCACTGGTAAGCACTGACCCGCGCATGACATACTTTGTCTATGACAAAGGGTACATCATGCAGAATGATGTGCGGTATCCGTCCGCCGGGGCAGCGGGGGGCGCGGAGCTGTCTTTCGACGACGGGACATTGACCCTGACGCTTACCAACGCCGACAACACGGAGAGTTCTGTTAAAATCAACATCACGCCCGCCAGCATTGGGCTCGGCAACGTCAATAATACGGCGGACATGGACAAACCGGTATCGACGGCGCAGCAAAACGCTTTAAACTTGAAAGAGGATAAGGCGAATAAGGGCGCGGCCAATGGATATGCGCCGCTCGACGCCGGGTCAAAAGTCCCGATAGCGAACCTACCGGACACGTTGCTGGGGCAGGTCATAAACGGAGGCACATTTGACGCCGATACAGCCGTCGCCACGCTGTCTTTGAACGCGCAGCACCGGCTGGGAACGACGGACGCGACGATCACCCTGACAAATGACAATACCGCCATTACAGGCTTTGTTGACAATGCGGACATATTCTATATCACCACTGTTGCGGGAACATTTGCGGGGCTTAATTTTCAAGTCGGCGACTGGCTGCTGTCCATCGGCACGGCGTGGGATCTGGTAAAGAACTCAGATGCCGTTCGAACTGTTCAGGGACGCACAGGCGATGTGGTCATAACCGCGTCCGACGTCGGCGTCGAGGCAGGGGCTCAAGTCAATATCATCGAAACGGTCCAGGTCAATGGGGCGGCGCTTTCCGTAAGTGGGAAAACAGTCAATGTGCCTGTTCCCACCGGGGCGCTGGCATCCAAAGATGCCATTATGGACGCGGATGTGGCGTCAAACGCGGGCATCCAGGGATCGAAGCTGTCCGCCGCCGTGCAGGCGTCACTCGGGAAAGCGGACACGTCGCTGCAGCCCGCGAATATCGTCACGTCGCTGAGCTCATCCAGCACCGACACCACCACGCTCAGCGCCGCCGCGCTATTCACCGTGCTGTCCGCGATCGGGTGGCAGGATTTGACTTGATTAAGGATTGAAAAATGGCTATTGAAGATGTTTTAGGTCAGATGTCCGACATACTCCCCAAATTCGTCCATGCAGTCGAAGGGAATGTCCCGGCGACGGACAAAAAAAATACGCTTTACATGATCGACGGCGCTGACGGCAGCCCTAAAGGGATGGCCTTTTCGGGGCCGGACGGGTTACCGGCGTATTATGCAAAGCCGGGAATGGACGGGGCAACCGGCCCACAGGGCGCGCCCGGCCAAATCGGCCCGCAAGGCGATATTGGCCCCCCGGGGCCTAAAGGGGACACGGGCGCGACAGGGGCGACAGGAGCGAAAGGCGATACTGGAGCGACAGGGCCGCAAGGCCCTAAAGGCGATCCGGGGACGGGATTTCCTACTACTTCTACGGCATATCAACTATATGGAACCGATTCTAACGGTGCACAAATTACGGTACCATATTCAACTGGGAATAATCCGAACATGATCCCGCAGCGGGACGCAGCCGGTCAAATTGTCGGCGTAAACCCTGTAAGCTCAAATCACCTGGTATGGAAACAGTACGTTGATAACGCCGTCAGTAACATTTCACTTACGCCTGGGCCGCAAGGGCCTAAAGGGGACACGGGCGCGACAGGGGCGACAGGAGCGAAAGGCGATACTGGGAATACAGGTCCGCAAGGGCCAGCCGGAATAGCCACTATTACCATAGGGGCTAATCCTCCAGATAATCCGGTTGTTGGTACACTTTGGTTTCAGACTATTACTTAACGAGGTAAAACATGGGAAACATTTATAAAGGGACTACACGGGTAAAAAATAATTCCGGCGATTGGGATACGACTTTACCTGCCACAACGGCAGATATGGTGTTGTTTGAGGAGCAAAACATTGACCTTGCAACATGGAGTAAAGGCACAGCCCGCGTCATCGACACCCCCACCGTAAAGCGATACCTCAACGTGGCATCCGGCGCGGGGCGCGTTGCCCCTGCCATTCCAAAAATATTAACGCCATTCAATCCAGCCGACCGGGATGCTGTATATGAACTGGAAGTGTCTTTTTCAAATCCAATGGGGATCGGTTTCAAATTTGTAACGCAGTGCTTTATAAGCGGCGGGAATTACAACAGCTCTCCGGTTGTTTCTGTAATTTCCGGGAATGTCCCATTTCAAAACTTAACATGGGAAATTGACGGTTACAACGGCAATAACCTCGCTCTGTTGCTTGGAGATACGGCCTGGTACTCATCTTCTGACTATGATTCCATGATTTCAGTGGATGCGGTGCGGGTAAAAAATTTCGGGGCAGATTTTACATTCCCGACAAGTGGTTGGAATATAAGCTTTATCCCTAACTGGTCCGGAGAAGCGGGGAATCAACCCATATCGGTTCCGGTTTCCAATTTTCTCTCAGTCGGCAACTGGACGCCTACGTTGGCGATTGGATCTTCTACCATCACCAAAAGCTGGGGGAGATACATGGATACGGGAGACGCCGTTCGTTTTTGGGGGTATATCAAGGGGTCGTTTACAAATTCAACATCATCATCCGTTTCAAGATTTATCGCTGGCCTTCCGATACCCGCCACCGGTATCGCACAAAACGCACAGTATCTCGTCGGAAAAGCTTTTGGGAATTTTGGCGGCGCGCAGATGCTGACCGCCGGGGGAAGCAGCTCCGTTACAGATTTTCTTCTTACTGTGGCCTGGGTTGCGACAGGATCCACTTCGCAAAATGTCCTTGTACCGGCATATTCAGTATTTTCACCCAGCGGAGGTACATCTAATATGCAGGCAGTTACTATTTTGGCAGGAAGTCCGGCGAATGTGGAATTATTCATCCACGGCGCTTATTTGAAGAGTTACGCGTAAGGGGGATATGAAAATGACTGTTTATAATTTAACACTGGAATCCGTCCAAATTGGATGGGTTGAAAACGGCCAGCCATACATGCGGGCTTTTATCAACACGGCGCTTGACCGGGCGGCCCTCCTAGAGTTCATCGACAACGATAAAACCATGTACGCGGAGATATGTCAAGTATGGGGGAAGAAATCCCCCGTCGACGGGGAGCCGGTCGTTCCGCAGATGGGCATCGAGGAACGCCGTGCGCAAAAGATACAGGAAATCAGCGCGGCGTGCAACGCGGCGATTGTCGCGGGCATCGACTTCGGCGGCGGCCATTATTCGCTGGATACCGAAGACCAGATAAACATCGGCAACCTGGCCATGGCCGCCGCACAAGGGGAGACAACGCTTTATCACGCCGATGGGGAGCTGTGCCGCCCGTATCCGCCGTGGGAGATGGGACAGCTGGCCACCGATGCCGTGGGACACAAGGTCTACCACACCACCTATTACAACCACTTGAAGGCGTGGGTGAACCGGGCGGCGGATGAGGAACTCGACGCGATCCACTATGGAGCGGAGCTGCCCGCCGATTTGAAAGCCCATATGGAGGGGTTGATCGGAAAATGAAAAAGGTCGCATTGCTCTGGTTGATGTTCAGCCTTGTCTATTATCCTATGGAGGGGCTATTTCACATCATCACCAACGGCGGATGGGCGTGGGTGGGGATGGCCGTGATCGGCGGCCTCTGCGGGCTCCTGATAGGCCGCATCAATCAAATCCAGGCGTTCTATGATAAGCCCATGTGGTTCCAGTGCCTGATCGGGACGGCGGTCATCCTTGCGGTG